CCCGCCGCTCGAGCAGGAAGCCGCGGAAGGCGGCGAAGCGGGCGCCGGCGAAGGGAACGCTTCAAATGGATAAGTGGCAAATCGCAAACCTAGATCCGGCGATGAGGAAGATGATCGAAGCGCCGCTTCTCATCGCCGATGGGGAATTGGACGCTTTTATCTGGTGCGTCGGATTCGTTCGCCAGCAGGCGGTTGCGGCCGGGCAGGATGACGGCGAGCAGGTGAAGTCGATTGACGACTTCTGGTCTGCGAATTCCTATATGACGCGGTATTACCGTCCATATAGGGTTCAAGACGGCGTGCTTTCGATTCCGGTTCAAGGCGTTCTTCTGGACAAGCTGGGATACCAGTTCGGAAGCTGGGCGACGGGCTACGAATACATAAAGAAAGCCGTCGAGCGAGGCTCGCAGGATCCCGCCGTGCATCACATCGTTTTCGACATTGATTCGCCTGGCGGCGAGAAGAAGGGCAATTTCGAGCTTGCCGAATACATCCACGCCGAGCGAAGCCAGCCGGACGGAACGCCGATGACCGCGATCGCGAACGGATCCGCGTTCAGCGGCGCCTATTCGATTGCGACGGCCGCGGGCGAGATCATCGCAACGAAGTCGGGGGAGACGGGGTCCGTCGGAGTCATTCAGGGACACGTCAGCGTGGCTCGGAATCTGGATGCTCAGGGCATCGACGTGACGCTGATCTACGCCGGCAAGCGCAAGGCGGACGGGGCGAGCGTCATACCGCTCGGCGACGAGGCGCGAAAAAGGATGCAACAAGGTGTTGACAAGACATACAAGAATTTCGTAGCTTTAGTGGCGAAGCACCGCGAAATGTCCGAGGACGACGTTTCCAGAACCGAGGCTGCCACATATGATGCCGAGGAATCAGTCGAAGTTGGTTTCGCCGATAGAATCGCGGATTTTGATTCGGCAATGGCGTCAATCGCCCAGTCGAGAGGAATGAGAATGCCCAACAACGGAACCGAACAAACTCAGGACGGCAACGAGGCTGCCTTGGCCGCGGCCAAGTCCGATGCCAGGGCCGAAGCTATCAAGGCCGAGCGCGCCCGATACTCCAAGGTGCAGGCTTCCGATCACTACGAAGGCCGCGAGAAGCTGGCGAACAAATTGCTCGGCGATTCCGACATGGACGCGGAGAAAATAATCGGCGTTCTGGAAGTCTCTCCGAAGGAGAAGACGGAAGCTCCCGCCAACACGGAATCCGGCGACAAGCCCGGCAATCAGGATCATTTCCGCGAGGCGATGAAGAAGACTCCGGACCCGAATGTCGGAACCGAGCAGGGCAGCGGCAGCGGCGAGACATCGACTCCAGCTCACGAAGTCGTGAATTCCGTGATGGTTGCCGCGGGCTACGGCCCGCTTCGCGAGTTGCCGAATCGCGCTTAAAGGCCGGCGCTAGGCGCGGCGAAAGGACAGGATCATGGCGATTACCAATAGAGACCTTTTCGGTCACACCGGCGTTCCGCACCGATACTCGGACACGATAGAAGCCGAGCTCGAGGCCATCTTTACCGGCGACGTGCCGGCGAGATCAGGCATCGACTTCCCGGTTGCCCGCGGCCAGAACATTCTTGCCTTGACGGTCGTGGGGCTGAACAGATCTGGGCATGTCGTGCCAGCCGAATTCTCCCCCGTGTCGCGAATCGCGCAGGGCGAAGTGACGCTCGACGGCAATCCGGCCAACAACGCTTCGGTGACGATTGCCGGCGGCCTCGTCTACGAGGTCAAGGATAATCCGGCCTCCGATCTGCACGCCCAGCGAGGCGGCGATCAGGCGGCTACTGTCAACGCGCTTATCAAAGTTATCAACGATGATCCGGATGGCTTTGCCTACGCCTTTCTCGAATCCGCCAATCTCATCCGTCTGACTGCGAGATCGCCCGGCGCTCACGGCAATGCCTCCGTCGCCATCTCCGGGGCTGGCTTCCAGGCCGAGCAGGACTTGGCCGGCGGAACTGGCGGCGTGGTGCCGATTGGCGTGATGGCCTACACCATTGAGACGGGTTTCGGTCTGGTGTCGCAGGGAGTTTACGTGTCCGGCGTATTCAATCCGGACAGGCTCATCTGGGACGACTCGTTCTCGAACGACTCGCTCAAGAAAATAGCGTTCGCGCACGCTCCCGCCTACAGCCGGTGCTTGCTACGCAAAATCCGAGCCAACACGGTTTAAGCGGCCGTTTGGTCAAAAACAAGGAGTAGCTAAAGTGACGCTTCCAACGAGCCTAGATTTATACACGTCCGAGATTCTTGCGGGCATCTTGTTCGACCCGCGTCAGACGATCTCCACGTCCCATTGGAGAACCTTCTACCAGAGTCGAACGATAACCAGCGACCAGGAGTATATTCGCTTCGACCGAATTCAGGCCAGCAGACGCATCGCGCCTTTCATGCTGCCCAATATGCCAGGTCGCCCCATCTTCCGCACGGACGGCGCCGAAATTGAATTCTTCAAGCCGGCTTACACCAAGCCGAAGGACACGATTTCCCCCGGCGAGTTCATGCACCAAAGTCCGTCCGAGACGGCGCGCCAGATCGCGCTTCGCACGCCGGCGCAGCGAATGGCCGAGCGCATGACCGCGATCATGAAATTCCATCGCGAGAGCATTGAGCGCCTGTGGGACTGGATGTATGCCACGTCCCTGGTTTCGAGCAAGGTCACGGTCAACATGCTGACCGACGACGGACTCACTGGCCCGTCCTACATCATCGACTACAAACGCGACGTGACGCACGACGTAACGCAGGAAGACCAGAATATCGGCGGAATCTTGGTTCCCGCCTCAATCGATTGGGGCGACGATATGGCGAAGATCTTCCCCGACATTCAGCGTCGGGTGGATCAGGTCGGAAACGCGGATTTCGGCGGCGTGGTGACCGATTTGCTGCTCGGAGCGAAGGCGGCGGCCGTCTTCACGGAGTATTTCGACACTGCCGGCAAGGGCCTGTCGAAGTTGGACCGAAACTACGCCGGCGCGGAAAGCGTTCTGGTGAACCGCGGAATCATACGGACCAATCCGTTGAATCCGTTTACGTATCTCGGCCAGCTTGACGCAAATCTGGCAGTCTGGAAGGTCAGCGGACCCGGAAACAAATTCCAGAATGACGACGGCAGCTTTACCGAGATCATCAACGAGTGGGATGCCATTTACGTCAGCCCCAGCCTTGAAATGATCATGGCCTTCGGCGCAATCATCGACGTGGACAATTTGCAGGCCACGCCGATTTATCCGAAGCAGTGGGTTCAGCAGGATCCGTCCGCCCGATTCATCATGAGCCAGTCGGCGCCTTTGGCGATTCCGACAAACCCCAACGCCACGATGCGCGTAAGGGTAGGCAAAAACTGATACCTTGGCCGATTTCAAGGCCATTAAGGACGCTGCCAGGAGGCGCGTCCAAGAGCGGCTGCTTTTAGCAGCCGTTTGCTACGCCGGCGGTTCGGTAGACGACGCGGAAGACGTTACCTGCCGAATTCGCCGGCGAACCATTGTTACGGGCGACCTGCCGAGTTCAGGCCTCGCATTCGCCGACAGAGTCGAGGAAAAGCCCCGTCTCATCTTCATTCGCGATCAGCATATTCCGGAGGAGCACAACATCTACTCTTTCGGAGACGGCGAAGCCTACCGGGTCGATACCGTGGAAGAATTCGAGGGCGTAACGATTTCCGCCGTCTGCTCGCGACTGTCTGAAAGGAGCGCCGAGGATTGGCCTGGTCCGTCGATATAAACGGCCTGGCTTCGCTTGACGATCTCCTGACGCTCGACAAGCGAACGCGTTCCGCCGCCGCGCGGGCGCTGAATGCGACGGCTACGCGAACCAGGACCACGCTGGCTCGCCGCGTTCGGGATCAGGTCGCTCTGCCCGCTTCCTACGTCGCGCCGCGCAACGGCCGTCTGTCAGTCTCGAAGAAAGCCAATCCTACGCAGTTGGAAGCGGTGATTACCGCGCGATCCAGGCCTACTAGCCTGTCTCGGTTCCTGCTCAACAAGCCGAAGCGAGGCGTTGAAGCGCGACTGCAGGTTACTCCAGGTCGATTGACTAGGATACCGCGGGCGTTTCTCATCCGCCTTCGCGCCGGCAATCAGTTGACGGACACGAGATTCAATCTCGGACTTGCGATTCGCCTTCGACCTGGCGAGACGCTATTGAATAAGAAAAATGTGATTCGCACGAGAAGCGGCTTGTATCTGCTCTACGGCCCGTCGGTGCAGCAAGTCATCCTCGACAACCAGCAGCGAGGCCTGGCGCGCGAGGTCGAGCGCCCAACCGCCGACTTTCTTGAGCGGGAATTTCTGAGGCTGATAAATCTATGACCGAGAGAAACGCGATATTCGACAAGCCGGAAGACATTTATCTCGCTTCCGATTCGCTGAGGCTGAAAACGATCAAATGCATACACGCGGCGCTCGCGCAGATTAGCGGCGGGATGGGATTGGATCTCGTGGAGTATGGCGAACCTGCTAAAATCGGCGACCACAGCTTCGTCAAAGCGTCGGATTCCGACGTGGCGAGATACTACGAATACATCGGCGAGCAGAAAAAAGGCGAGCCTTGGCGCGAGATATTCCCGCTGCTGGAAGTGTTTCGCGGCCTATCGGTGATTCCGAGCTATACCGACGAAAAATCCTACGTGATCAACATCAAGGAGCATGTGGAGTTCGATAGGGATACGCGGCAGCGGCAATTCCTGTCGTCGAGTCTCGGAGAGGTTGCGGAAAGCAGGCCTGGCAGCGAAATTGCCGGCGAGCCTTTTCCGATACTGATCCAGGGCTATCCTTCCCCGGATTCGGTTAGCGAGTTCGGTCAGAAGTCCCGCGGGCAGACAACGGATCTGTGCTACCGGTTTCTTGAAGCCGTCAAATCCCGCGTAGGCGAATTCCTTCTCGACGAGTGCCATGAGAACGGAGTTTTCCGCATTTCGAGTAAATTCAATTTGGTATTGCGCGGCAGGATCCAGGGCGCTATTGTAACGGATGAAGATGGGTTGGGGTTTTGGATGTTCGTGCTATTCTACTTGATAGAAGACCACTGCAACTCAAGCATAGCGGTCACGGAGGACTACTAAATGGCTCTGAAGAATTACGTTCTAGGCAGGGGGCAAATCTTCCTGGCGGAGCTGGATGCGGATCAAAACCCAGGCAACTTCCGCTACGTCGGGAATACCACGGAATTCAACGTGTCCGTCGAGACTGAGACTCTCGACCACACGAATCCGGACGAGGGAATCAACGAGGTCGATGCCAGCGTGCAGACTTCGGTAACGCGCTCCGGCACGTTGATCATGGACGACATTCAGCGCGAAAACCTTGCGCTGTTCCTCTTCGGGTCGGTCGAAGCGCTGAACGTCGGCGCGGATGCCGCCGATCAGACGCTGAATCTTACCGCCGATCAACTGGCGGCAATAAAGGCGCAGAGCGAGGACAAGGTTTGGTTTCCGCTTGGCGTTAGCGCCGGCAATCCCATCGGCATCAGAAATTTGGACGCTGCGTCATTTGCAATCGCCGGCCTGGTTCTCAACACCGATTACAATGTCGATTTGAAGCGCGGCAGGATTCGGTTTCTGAACACGGACGATGCGCGAAACGCCGCCGGCCCGCTCGAAGTGACGTATCGCAAGCTGGCCGACAACACCCGGCAAATAAGGTCCGGCAACACGCCGAAAAGCGTGTGTATAAAATTCTTCGAGAATAACGCCGATGGAACCAACAACGACTGGACTTTTCCATTCTGCGATATTTCTCCGAACGGAGCGCTGCCGCTCAAGGCAAACGAGTGGCGTAACATTCCGTTCAATCTGTCAATCAACCAGCCTCGGGCTAGCGGCGTAGCGGCAATCTACGTCAACGAGATTCCGGCGTAAGGAGACCACAATGGTTCAGAAAAATTACGTTCTTGGGCGAGGCCGCGTGTATCTCGCCCGCGTGGACCCGGTGACTAAGGAACCGGGGGCCTATCGCTACGTCGGCGCTTCGAGAGAATTCAATTTGACTTCCGAGTCGGAGAATCTCGACCACGTGTCTTCGGACGAGGGAATCAACCAAGTGGATGCTCAAGTGCAGTTGAGCGTCTCGCGAAGCGGCTCACTCATCCTCGAGGATATTAACGCGGCTAATTTGTCGCTGTTCTTCCTCGGAGTCCAGGGTAGCGGTGCGCAGGCCGCCGCGGCGGGGCTGTCCGACGTTGTGACCGGTTCCCGATTGTCGCAAATCCTCGAGGACGGATACAGCGAGGACCACGAGATCATCATCGGCGCGACGGCATCCGATCCTCGTGGCGCGCGAAAGGTGTCCGCTGATCCGGCGCTCGCAGGCAAGGACAGCGACACGCCCGCGGTGGCCGTCGTCTTGGCCAAGG